GCCGTGAAGCCGGTCATTGTGGGAATGATGTTGTCGGTGTAGGCCACGTCAGACTTCCATCCAGGTGAAGTTACCGATGGGCACCGTCACGGCCAGCCCGGCAAGCGGCGTGACCGGGCTGTTGAGCGGCTCGAAGAAGCGCCGGTTTCCGGCATCCTCGTCATCCCACAGCTCGGCATAGACACACTCGTCGAGGTCGGTCGCGGGCGCCGCGAAGGTCCACAGGAGAGTATTGTCGCCGGTGCCGTCGCTGTTGTCCGTGACGCCCGTCGCGCAGACGAGCTGGATACGACCGAGGCCCGACGCAGTGCCGGCCACGGTGCGGCTCGGCGCGTCGGTGACGAGCTCCACCCAGTAGGAGGTCGGGCCTTGGTAGGCGGTGCCGTGCAGGGAAGCCTTCAACCGCAGATTGGCTTCGTATTCAGTGCAGGCCATGGAGGCTCCTTAGGGGAGACATTTGAGGGTCACATCGAACGTCATCACCGCGCGCGACTGCGTGAGCGGCACGATCGCGGCCTCGATGTCGTCATTCTTGTAGACCGTGTATACGCGCGGCGCCAGGAACCCCCAGATCAGGATGGTGAGCGTGTTGCGATCCTTGGCCACCTCTGTCTCGAGGTTGTGCCAGAGACGCTCGAGGTGCTCAGGCGCGGACTCGTCAATCGTCTCCTGCCCGGCGAGCTTCCAGCCCTGGATGGTGACGGGGCGGAAGCCGGACACGTAGTCGGTGGTCTCGACGGGGTACTGGGCGAGCGCGTTCGCGGAGACGCCGACGGAGCGCGGACGGGCGCCGATGACGACGCCGGCGCAAGGGGCAACCAGGGCGCCGAGCGTGACGAGGGCGTAGTCAGCCACGACTCATCGCCATCTTCATCCGCATGTCGCTCATGGCGATCGGCTTGACGGTGTTCCAGAGCTGGCGCGCGGCGCGTTCGTCGGTGCCGACGAGCTGGCCAACGTGGAAGTGGAAGTGTGTCTCGCCGCCGCCGGCCTTCTGCCCGCCCTTGCCCGGCAGCACCTGCGCAATGACCTCGTCGTACTTGCCCTCGCCGACGCGCAGAAGTGTGCCGCCGGGGGTGCGCCTCACGTAGCCGCCAAGCGCCCTGCCGGGGGCATGCCAGGCGGGCGTGGCAGGAGCGTGCGCCGCCGTCCAGCTCTTGTGCGAACTCATGCTCGCGGGCGTGATGCCCTGCGCCGCCAGGTCGCGGAAAGAGGCGAGCGCCGCAGCAGCGTCATTCAGCGGCGCCACCCAGCCGTCGGTGTTGAGACGCCCGACGTGCGCGGGCCTCGCGGCGCGAGCGCGCATCTTCTCGATACGAGCTTCAAGAACCTTTATGGCGGCGATCGTGGGGCCGGTATCGGGATCGCCAAAAGCAATCTTCTTCCTGAGGGTGTCTTTCAAGAGAGTGAGTTCAGCATTTGCGTCTTTCAGACCCTTCTCCCCCGCCGCCGCCCACGACTGGGGAAAGATGAGCCTCACGAGCCGCTCGGCTTCTGTGACGGGAACATGAAGATTCTTCACGATGTCGTCACGCATCTGTAGGAGCCGCGCCCGGGTCTGTGGAGCGTCGGCTGCAATCGACTCGCTCACTTTCGGGAGATGCAGCGCCTTCTGGAGGTCGCCCTGCATGTACCTGATTGCTTCCGCGTTCTTGCCCTGCGCGGTCTTCAGCATGGTGCTGAGAAGGTTCTTCATGTAGCCGGACTTCACGTCCATGGCGCTCATCGTCGCGCCGCTACCTATCGGTCCTGGTAGCGTTCCCGGCGAGGGTGTGGGGCGAGGGCCATGCTGGCCGCTTTCCTTGTTCCTGGTTTCCGCGTCGTGGAGCGCCTTCGCAAGGCCGGTCAGTGCGACAGCGCCAATAGCAGCGATCATCACGGGGATGGCGAGCCCGCCGGCGGCGGCGACAGGGGCAACACCCGCGCTTGTCCCTCCACCAGCGAGCAAACTCTGCGCGACGGTCCGCTCGCCCTTGGTGATAGTCGTGCTCGCCGCGCCTGATCCACCTACGGAGAAGACCCGCGCTGGTATCTTCCCGGTGCCGATGCCGCCGCCGCCCAGGACGCCGCCCGACTCCGCGACGCTCGCGAGCCCGCTCGCGATCTTGCCGCCAACGAGTAGCGTCTTCAGCTTGCCCAGCATCGTGACCATTGTTCCGAGGCCGGTCGCCACCTTGCTCACCACGAGAAATGCGGCCAAGGCCCCGCCGATTTCCACGAGGTGGGGCGCAAGCGGCTTCACGACCGCGAGAAGCTTCTTGAGGCCGGGCACGAGGTCTCTGATGATGGGCATGGCCGAGCGGCCGACCTCGACGAAGAGGCCGCGCAGGTCGACCTGCAGCAAGGCCATCTGCTTCATGTCGTCCTTGGCCTTGGTCAGCTCCGCTTCGTCCATCACCTGGCCGGTGTCCCTGAGCTGTTGATTCAGCGCGTCGAGGTCGGTCGACGAGGCGGCGATCCACTTCGACATGCTCATGAAGCCGCGGCCCAGGAGCTTCGCGGAGAGGGACGTGCGCTCGGCGCTCGGCGGTAACTGAGAGAGCGTGGAGCGCACCTGCTCGAGCACCTGATACGGGCTCATGGTCTTCAAGTCATTGAGGGTGATTCCCAGGCGCGCGAATGAGTCGATGGAGGTCTGCGTGCCGGTGTTCGCGGCGTCGATCTGCTTCGAGAGCATCATCACGCCCTTGCCGCCCGCTTCGGCGGCCACGCCGTAGCGCTGCCACTGGCCCGTGAGTAGTGAGGCATCCTCGGCCGAAATCTTCGACTGGCGCTGCAGGGCAGCAGCCGATTTCACCAGAGTCTCGTAGGACTGCACGCCCTTGCCGGCGATGCCGACGATGGCTGTGAGGCCGATGGCGGCGCCGGTCTGCGCCACCTTCAGCGCCTTGCCCGCCCGGCCGCCTGCGGTGCCGAGGCCCTTCAGCGCCGCTTGCGCGCCCTTGGAATCGCCACCGATGACCAGGCGCAGGGCTATCGTGCCAGCGCTCACGTGGTCACCCCGCGAGGCTCAGGCCGAGCAGGTTCATCACGGTCTCTTTGTCGAGCTCATCGAGGTCGCCGATGTACTGCGTCCCAGCCTTGCGGGTCATGGACACGGTGGGCTCGACGAAAGCGCAGGCGATCATCCAATCGACGAACAGGGCCAGCTCTTCCTTGGTGAAGGAGTTGAGCGGATCTGCGAATATCTCAGCGCCTTCCTTCTGCACCTTCGCCCAGAGCTTCGGCGGCACGCGGCCCGTGGCGATGTGGTACTGAATCGGCGGCCGGGAGAGGCGCGCCACGGCCCCGCTCGGCAGCTCGACGACGACGCCGGCGGACTTCTTCGGCCACTCGGCGGCGGGCGTCGGCGTGAGCGGCGCCGCCTTGGCGGTCTCCGTCTTGGGCTTGTCAGCCATTTGCGCTCCCTGCATCGGGCGTGGTGAAGACGACTCCGCCGTTGGGGTCATCTTCGGGTCCGTCCTGATTCGGGTCCGCCGCCCGCGCCTCCTTGAGGCTCAGCAGGCAGCCTGAATCGAGCGCCCACGCAAGTACCGGGTCGGAGAGGCCCATGCGGCGCGATGGGGGCTCGCTGAAGGCCTCGCAGACCAAGGCCAGGGTGGTAGCCGCCTCGGAGTCGGCGAACGCCTCCAGGCCCCACAGGGCCACGGAGAAGAGGTCTTCGGGGGTAAGCACGTCGGCGTCCACCTCGGCGTGCGCAAGGGTGGCGCGGGCAACTGCCAGCAGGCCACCGCCCCCGGAGAGCAGGGGGGTGAGCCCCGGCTCTTCCAGGGGGGCGACGGCGCCGCTGGGCAGGGTCACGAGCATGGCTCAGTAGGTCGCGTAGGTAGGGACCGCCGTACAGAGCGTGATCGTGCACCACTTGGAGGTGCTTACGTCGTAGCGCGCTTCCCAATCAAAGGAGGCCTTGTTCCTGCGCTCGTTCTTGATGGGATCGATCTGGGCGGCGACGTACTGACAGGCGGGCATCTCGACCCACATCTGGTGATGGTAGCTCGTGGCCGCGACGTGTTCGGAGTGCGTGTACTTGATGCGCGCCGCGAAGGGCGTACCGGACGTGAGCGCCGCGTAATCGTCGGCGTCGAAGGCGCGCTTGGGGATGGAGCCGCCGACCACCGGCAGCGCCTGGTCGTAGACGATAGCGTCGGGGTAGCGGCTGCCGCTGGTGAACTGACGCTCGGTCTTCATGCCGTTCTTGATGCTCCAGTTGAAGTCTTCCGTGATGGCCGACCCGGCGAGCCACGTCAGCGAGAGCTCGCCGGCGCGCCATGGAGCGGCCGCCTCGTAGCTCGGCGTCAGCGACGGGTCGGCGATCTGCGCGGCGATGAGCGCCATGAGCTTGGCGCTGAAGGTCTGCGCGCCCTCCGCTGCCGCGAACGCAAGTTCGTCGATGCCGACGCCCTGCGCCTTCCAGAAGCCGCCGGACGGGGGCGCGTAGACGAGCTGCATGGTCTGCGGGACTTCGCCGGCGCTCCAGCCGAAGACGTGACGATAGACGGTGGCCGGGATCTCGACGGCGTCGGGGTCGACGACAGTGGGCCCGGCGACGCCCTGCACGGGCGTATCGGTGCCGCAAGCCGCGAAAAGAAGCTGGCCGATGGTGGCCGGGTAGACGCGGCCCTCGAGCGAGCCCTCGGGGTTGTACTCAGCCGCGCCCGAGTGCGGGGATGCGTAGAAGCCGCCGCGGAGCTCGTCGTTGTGCTCCAGCGGCGTCATCTTGGGGTCCATGTCGATGGTCGTGCCGGGGATGTAGAAGATGTTCGAGCTGACTGCGTGCGCGCCGCCCTCGGCGTTCGGCGCCGTCTCTAGCTTCGCCTGGATGTAGCCGCCCGGGGATGCCATGGTCAGTCACCGCCCTTCGCGGTCTTCGCTTCCTTGGTGTCGACGATGACGAGCGGCGTGCCCTTGATGGCCGCCTTCGCCTCGTCTTCGGTCATGCCGGTATCGGAGAGGGGCAGCACGACGCCCGGCCCGTACCCGTCCTTGGGGGACGGGACGCCGGGAATCTGGCGCCGCTCGCCGGCGTACTTCGGCCAGGTCAATCCCTTCATGCGGTCACGCTCCTTACGCTCGTTCGGTGGTTGACACGATGAACAGGCCGGGCACGTCTTTGACCGGCCCCGAGAAACCCTCAGGCGTCCATGCGGGCTGATTCCAGTCGACGGCCTGCAGGTTGCAGTCCGCGCCCGCGATGGCGTTGTTTGCCGTCAGGAGCTCCTTCACGGCGCGCCAGTAGCGCCAGAGCAAGACCTCCGCCGCGGCGGGGTCGGTGGCGGGCACAACGACGTCGAGCTGAATCGCGAAGGCGAAGTCGTAGCCGGCCGCGAGGTCTTTGTCCGAGGCCGTCTCCGGCATCGGCGCGACGATGACCGCCGGGTAGGCGGGCAGCAGGTTCGGGCGGTACCAGTAGTAGTCCGAGTCCGCCGGTGCGGGCAGGGCGACTCCATCCGCGAACTCGGCGTCGTACAGGGTCTTGAGCGCGCCGAGCTTCGTCGTCATGCCCGCCTTCAGCACGGCGATGACGGCGCGTACCACGGACTCGACGCCGGTCATGCCCATCAGGCGCCTGCCTCGCGTGCGCGCACGACGCCGGCAAAGCCACTGCCGCCGATGTGCATGGATCCGCGTGCCTCGGCGATGAGCCACTCGTGCGTGAGCTTCTGCGCCTCCCGCCCCCACTTTGGAGTCATGCGCAGGACGGGGCGGCGCTCTGAGAAGTGGGCGCCGTAGGGCTTCGCCTTGGATGAATCGCTTATGCCGAACGAGGCGCTCGTCTTCATGATCGTCTCGGAGTAGCCGCTGCCCCCGGTCATGCTCGAGCGCAGCGCGCCCGTGAGCACGCCGATTGGGCGGCCGGGGTAGTGCTCCTGCTTCCAGGCGGCGTAGGCGGTCGTGAGGTCGGCCCAGCGCGCCCCACTGGCCGCTCCCTCGCTGCCGAACGTCTCGCCCATGCGCGCCTTGAACCAGACGCCGAGGCCCTCGAAAAAGTGCGACCAGTCGGAGATTCCCTCCGTGAACCGATTGATGCGGTACTGGAACTCCTTGAGCGGCGGCTCGGTGCGCAGGTCGAAGGTGACGCCGGAGCTTTGGCGAGAGACGGAAGGCATCAGAACGGTGCCTCGTTGGTCGGCTTCCACGTCGTGGTGGGCAAGTCGGAGAAGTCGTCGAAGTCGTAGGAGATGCCGCTGCCGGATGAGGTGGAGTCAGCGCCGAGCCCGCCCTTGTCGATGAAGGCGAGCCCGGCGGCGTAGTCCTCGCGGAGCGTGATGACCGCGCCGTTGTCGCCGCCGGCGCCGGTGCTTCCGGGCCACATGGCTTTGGCGATGCGCGCCGCCGTGCCGTTCATGCAGATGGTCTTGAGTGAGGCCAGCGCCTCGGTGTCAGTGGCGGGGGTCGCGTAGTCGCAGCCGCGCAGGTGCATGTCGATCTCGGCGGTGACGCTGGCCAGCAGGGCCGCCGCCTGCGTGGCGCTCGGCACGGTGCCTGTGACCGCCGGAACGATAGGCGGCCCGGCGCTGTAGACCACAGCGTCGCGCAGGGTGCCCACGCTGGGCAGCAGGGCGAGGGCGTCGGCAAGTGAGCAGTAGTCCACGAGGGTCGGTCACTCCTCCGGAGAGCCCTCGAGCAGGGCGAGTAGCTCTTCCTTGTTCATGCGCTTGTCAATCTCGAGGCCGCGCGCTTCGCAGAGCTCGCGCAGTTCGCGGTTGCTCTTGCGATGGACGTCTGAGTCGGCGAGCGCTTCGAACTGCTTGTCGGTGAGAAGCTCGACTGAGCCGGCTTCGACCATGCCCTCGTCGACGATCTCCTCTGGAACATCCTGGCCAACGTCGTAGACGATGTGCTCGCCTGCGTCGATCCTCGTCTTCGCCACGTATGGCATGTCGTCACTCCTCTCAAAGGTCGGGGGCCGGGCCGGCTTTGACCCGGCCCCCGCCTGTCACTGCGTCGTTGGTCAGCTGATGACCGTGGTGAACAGGTAGCCGGCGGCCGCACACGTGACCTTCTCGTCCGTGTAGTCGTCGACGTAGCGCGCCCAGCTGCGGCGATCGCGGTCTTCCCAGGGCTGAGAGACCTGGAAGCG